GGGCCGATCTGGCCGGTCTTGATATGCGAAAGTTACTTATCAGCGAATGGGGTGGCCCGGAGCTTATTGAAACGGGTGGAGTACTGGCGACTGAATCCGTTCTCCCTGTTTCAAATCTACCAGCGAATGTCAGGATCGTAACGATCCTCGCCGCTGTATCGGCTTCAAAGGCATCTTTCTGGCTGACATCTGTTTCCGCCGGTCGAGAGGTCTTGCTCCGATTGGTCGGGGATGTATCGGGAACCTTTACCGCTGACAATACATCATGCGCTATCATCACATCGGGATGTATCATTCTGGGCTCTCTGGGCGGTGCTATTGCCAGTTTTACGATGCACACATCTGCGGCCAGTGATTGCGGAGTCTTGTTGAGAGCCGTCCTTGATAATACCTGGGCAATTGTTGCTGAGTATGGCAACAATTTGGTCGAGTCATAAAAAGGAGGTGTTGTATCATGGTAGCCGATGACACTTATTTTACAAAAACATATAAGGAGCGTGAAGGGAATCGATATGTCGCTAATAGCGGTGGAACTTTTGCCGTTGAATCTGGCGGATCGACAGCCGTTTATTCTGGCGCTCAAGTGACCGTCGAGAGCGGCGCTAACTTTGAGGTAGCTGGCGGGGATATCGCCGGAGCGGATCTGCGCAGAGTACTGATCTACGATCAATTGCAGGACAGTCAAGTTCCTGCCGCTTTGGGGACGGCTCTTGCGGTGAGCAATTTACCAGCGGATGCGGGCACTTTTGTTATCTATGGTTCGGCCACTCTTGTTAGCTCATCCTTTTGGATGACCTCGGTATCTGCCGGACGCGTGGTGACTTTATGTCTGTTTGGCGATTCGACTGGTACCTTGACAAACAATAAAACCCAAGTGGATGTTTCCACCTCGGGATGCATTATGCTGGGATCGATTGGCGGATTTATCAGTCGATTTGAAATGAATACCTCTGCGGCCAGTGATTGCATGATCACTTTGATGGCGGTCCTTGATAACACATGGGCGATCATCGATGAGCGTGGTGATATCGACGAAAGAGTAAATGCGTAAATGATCGGATAAATTAAACTGCCAAAAAGGAGGGTCAAAATGGCGGCTATTAAAATGCGGGTGACAGTTCCCGGTTCCATGGACGGATTGACATCCAAGAAATTTGTTGCTGACAAAATATATGAGATCAATGATATCGATATGAATCAGCGCTTGGCAAAGATGTTTCTCAAGTCCAATCTGGCAGTTCGGGTTGTTCCTGATCCATCTGAATCGCTCACTCCACCGGAACCGCTTGGTGGAGTATTAGAGGCGCCTGAGAAAAAGGATGATGAAGATCTTGATATCGATTTGGATGATGAATCCGATGAGACTGAGGATGCGGACTCGGGGGAAACTGTTTTAAGAGTCTATCAGTTGGCCGATGAATTGGGAAAGGGATCGAAAGATATTATTGAGATAGCAAAGACGCTCGATATCCAAGTGACTGCTCCGTCCTCGGGACTAACGGCGACTCAAGTGGATAAAATCAGGAAATCGCTTAGCGAATAATCTTTGGAGATCTTGACATGGAATATTATCCATATACAGATCAGGGGCTTAGCTCCAGGCTTGCCCAAAAGACCGGGAGCCTTATTGCAAAGACGCTCCCGAGTTCTGGCGGCCGATCCTGGCAGGTGACTACCGAGCCATCGATTGAGCCCGTGACAGTAGCGGAGTTAAAAACTTTTGCCAGGATCATTACGGATGCGGAGGATACCTTGCTTGAAGGATTTATCAAAGCGGCGAGAAAATCCACCGAGGAGTATTTAGGTCGAGCCCTAATTCAGCAGACAATAAGAATGCTCATGGATTATTGGCCAAGTATAAGGATCAAGCTCCCTCATCCCCCGTTGATTTCTGTCGATAAGGTTTTTACTTTGGATGAGGATGGTATCGAAACCATATACAGTTCTGATAATTATTATATCATGACAGAGGCAACTCCAGGGAAGTTGATTTTGAAAAGATCCGTTACTCCTCCCATTAACACGGATCGGGATTTTGGCGGCTTTGGAATCGAGTTTAAAGCTGGGTATGGGACGGCATCGACGGACGTTCCGACCCCGATAATCGAGGGGGTCAAGTTATGGGCGGCGTCATTGTCGGCAGGGAGAACTTTGGGAAAGGAACCTCCCCCGGACGCGAAAAAGATGCTTGATCTTGTTGGTCGAACATCAAGGGTGATGATTCGATGAGGCGGTTTATATGACTTGGCTTACGCCCAGACTCAATGAGAGAGTCCAGATTCTTATACCAAATCAAAGACCCAATGAGGATGGCGGGTTCGATTTTGGATTTGGAAGACCCTTTGCGGAGGCTTTCGCATCTGGGGAGTTTGATCAATTGGCTCCGGTCATGACTGTTTGGATGTCACTCAAGCCGGTCGGATCAAAAGGATCGGGATCGAAATATGTCCGAGGAGAACAGGTCAATGAGAATGTGACTCATGTCCTTGAAGTGATGGCTATTGAGGTTGCGTCTTTGGGACGGGAATTTAGTCTTGCGTTTTCAAGCGCCTTTAAATTTATGCCGAATCTGGTCGGATTGAAATCGACATATTATCTTTTTGTCGAGGAGGAATCATCTGTTAAAGGACGGCTCTTTCGTATCCATGAAGTAACGGATCATAAAGAGGAGCGGGAGTTTTTAATCATACTCGCCGAAGAGATTGAGGAGCGAGGCGTGGGACATCCGGTATAATATGGAACTTAAATCAGAAGAGCTTAAAAAGTTTAATCGCAGTCTTAGTCAGATCAATCGACGATTGAGAGAGGCGATGTTGCGAGTGCCGGCCGGAATTACCCAACGCCTTGTTATCGGGGCAAATGATATTCGCAACACGATTATCGAATCGATGATGCGCGAAAAGAAATCCGGAAAACTTTATCGGCGGGGATCAAGATTGCATCAAGCATCGGCTCCAGGAGAACCGCCCGCAACTGATTCTGGGGATATGGTAAAATCAGTTATTTTTGATGTCCGATCAATGGAGGTTGAGGTTGGTTCGATAATAACCAATCCTCCATATCCGCGGATGCTTGAGGAAGGTACGTCAGAGATGGGGCCAAGACCTTGGCTCTGGCCAGCAATTGAAGAGCATGGTGATGATATTATAAAAGATGTTGGAATAGAGGCCTCTGATATTATCGCAGATGCAGTAAAGGGATCATTGAAATGAAGATAGGTCCAATAGCATTAAAGTTAAGGTTAGCCGAGACTCGCTTTGGGAATCTTGTCGGCGGGGCGGCCGAATTGGCATTTGCATTAAGAGGGACTTTGCAAAAGGAGATGGCCTTTGTCGTCCAATTGGCGGAGACTGTAAATCCAAATCAGTATGATAGTGGGATTAATCAAAAGATCAGCGAGCGATTTGGAGTTATTGTCGCTCTGGATAATGGGACGTCTGATCGGGACAAGACAGGATTGACCGCCTATGATTCTTTATTTGAGATTCGGGCGGAGTTGTTTAAAGCGTTACTCGGATGGCAGATCCCCGAAACAGAGGATCTTGTTTCTTATGGTGGGGGTCGTATCCTTGGAATTGATCGGGCGCGTTTTTGGTATCAATTTGAATTTGTGACCGGTACCAGGATCAACGATGAGGATGGTGTTGATTCTGGAGTGGAGGATCTTGTAGATTTTGATACCATATATGCTCAATGGGTTTTATCACCAAGCGCAAATTTGCCGGTGACCGGAGTGCCAGTCGAGGCATTTGAATTGGACATGGAATCGATTGTTGACTTCACATCCAATCCCGATGTTGATGGCTCCTTTGGGTTCGGCTTTGGATTAGGATTCGATACATATAAACCTTGATAAAAAAGGAGAAAGGATATGAAGGGAGACACCGCATTTTTGGTACCGCTGAAAGGCCTTCTTATTCGTGATCCGATGTCGTATGAGCCTTTGCCCGCAAAGGGGATGCTAAAGCCGATGAGGGGAAAGGAAGGTCGATATTGGAGAAGGCGTATCAGAGATGGATCTGTCAGCGTCGGCAAACCCGCTAAATCCGCTAAGCGCGTGAGTGCGGAAAGAGCAAAATAAACAGCAAAGGAGGAATGAGTTATGGCAATTACATTTAACAATATTCCCACAACAGTGCGGACTCCTGGGGGGTATGTCGAGATCGATAATTCCAGGGCTCTTCAGGGATTACTTCAAAATCCGCACAAGGTTCTGATTATTGGTCAGAAGCTGGTGACTGGCACTGCTCCGTATGATACCCTCATGACGATTTCAAGGGATAATCTCGCAGACGGATTTTTTGGCACCGGTTCGCCATTGGCTCGGATGTGCAATGCTTTTAAGGAGAATAATGCCAACACCGAGATGCACGCCATGTGCATCGGATCGGGGGTTGCTGGCAACGCGGCATCGGGCGAGCTTGATATTTCGGGGATGCTGGTCGCTGATGCGGTGTCTAATGATCACACTTGGTATTTGATGATCAATGGATATGAATTGCAGGTTCCTATTTATAGCAATGACTCCGGTCAGAAGATCGCAAGCAAATTGGTTTCCATGATTGAGAGCACATCCGCATTGCCTGTTGGTGCTACTCAAACAGCCGCCACCAGTTTGGGATTGGTCGGCGTCAGTGCTGTGATGTCTGGGACTCTGGGTAATTATATCAACATCCGCGAAAATTATTATGATTATCAGACAATTCCGAGTTGCTTTTCTGGATTGCCCTTGACATCTCATGGGGTCAGTCTATTGACGGGTGGGACGACAGATCCGAGCCTCGATGATGTATGGGCGGTGATTGATAATGAGCAGTATCATTATATCATCCAGCCTTTCATTGATGCGGCTAATCTGACATCACTCGAGGATGAACTGGATGATCGATTTTTACCTCTTGAGGATCTTCAGGGGCATGGATTTACATCCGTGCGGGGAACCCAAGCCAGTTGTACGACCCTTGGTAATAGTCGGAATAATCAGCATAATACGATTCTCGGGGTTAATGATTCTCCAATCTGCCCTGAAGAGTGGGGGGCGGCTCTGGGCGCTGTTGCTTCATGGAATCTGAATATTGATCCGGCGAGACCCCTTCATTTTTTGGAGCTACAAGGGATATTGCCTCCGCCTGTCGATGGTAGATTCACCAGGGCCGAAAGGGACACCCTTTTGTATGATGGGATTGCGACATACATCGTGGACTCGGGGGGTAACACTCTGATTGAGCGATGCGTCACGACCTATCAAGAAAATGCGCTTGGTATCCCTGATCCCAGTTATCTGGATGTCCAGACGCTTGCGACATTGAGCGAGATCCGGTTTCAATACAAGGCTCGGATGATAAGCCGATTTATTATTCCCAGATTCAAATTGGCAGATGATACATTTCCGGTACAGCCCGGATCGAAAGTGGCGAGACCAAAAGATGTCAGGCAGGAAACCATTGCCCTTTTCTCCCTATTGAGAGACAAGGGATTGATCGAGAATCTTGAAGAGTTTATTGACAATCTGGTGGTTGAGAGAAATATCGCAGATCCAAATCGGGTGGACGTTCTGTTGCCGCCTGATCTGATTAATCAGTTCAGGATTCTGGCGGCACAGATCCAGTTCATTTTGTAATCGGAATCTGAATTTAAATAATTTATCAAAGACAGAATTCGGCAACTTATTAGGAGGCCCACTGTCCGCGAGGATCTTTCGCAGGCACTGGGTCTTTTAATTGATAAAAGGAGGAATGCGTTATGGCAAGGATTACAGGAAGAGTTGAGGTTCTGGTAAATGGGGAGACCCTTTTAAACAAAGCCGGTGCTGTTGCCAGCGGCATCGGGATTTCAGGGGCTCCGAATTTTGAATTGGAATCCGTAATGGGTGATACCGGTATTCATGGATACAAGGAGAATCCGATTGTCGCCAAATTGGAGGTCACCGTCACAGATCGGGATGATGTTTCCTTGAGCGATATCGCATCGATCAGGGAGAATGGAACTGTGATTTTTCGCTCGGCCGGAGGCGGTAAGGTTTACACCATGGAAGGCGCAACCTGCCTGCGGAATTTTTCTGTGACGGGTGGAGAGGGGGAAACCCCCTTGGTCTTTGAAGGTCCTTATTGGACTGAGACCACCAGTGCATCTTAAAATTAAGAAAGGGTATAATTTCAAATGAGAGATGAAAAAACGATGGATCAAATTGTAAAATTGGAACATTCAATCCCGATCCCCAAAGAAGGAGGCGGGACCGTCAATGTATCCGAATTGAGATTTGGTCGATTAAAAGCGAAGCATTTAAGATCGCTTCCCGAGAACTTTATGGAAAGGGGTGGCAATCTTGAGCCGCAGGATGTGATCCCATTGATTGCCAGTCTTGCTGACATTCCGGTGGATTCTGCCGATGAGATTGATATCGATGATCTGTTAAAAGTTGCCGCGAAGCTTGAATCTTTTTTCGGGGCATCCCTCAAGACTGGAAAGAAGTAGTCTGGGGGGTAGCGTATATTTTTAAGATCCCTCCATCAGAGATCTGGGAAATGGAAGTGGGAGATCTATTATTTTGGTTTGCGGGGATCGAAAAAGTTAAATCATGGATGGAGCGTTAAATGGCGCAGACATTTGATCTTTCTGTTATATTCAGGGTTCTTGATAAGGCCTCCGGACCGGTCAAAAAGATTGGCAATTCTTTAAAGGGATTGGTCAAGCCGCTCAATGATGTCAATCAGTCTTTCAAAAAATTGGGAAAGACCGTCCAGGGCGCCGGCAAGAAGATGAAGGACGCCGGCAAAAATATGTCATTAAAAATGACATTACCCCTTGCGGGATTTGGCGCATTGGCGATCAGGACGGCGACGACCTTTCAAGCATCTATGAATATGGTCGGAGCGGTTACAAAGGCAACGGGATCGGAATTTAAAACTCTTGAGAAGCTGGCTAAGGATCTGGGAGCGACTACTCAATTCAGTGCATCACAAGCCGCAGAGGCGATGGTCTTTTTAGGATTGGCGGGCCAAAAGACAGGGGAGATTATTGGATCAATGCCCAAAGTTCTTGAGCTTGCCGCATCCGCTCAATTGGACTTGGCATCGGCCGCAAATATTGTAACAGGAGTTATGGCCGGATTTCAATTGCAGACCGAGGATCTTACAAGAGTAAATGATGTTTTGGTAAATGCTTTTACTGGAGCCAAAGTCGATCTCCTTCAAATGGGAGAAGCATTTAGAAAGGTCGGTCCGATGGCCAAGAAGTCTGGATTGGATCTTGAAACTACCGCCGCAATTTTTGGTAAATTGGGAGAGGTCAATATTGCAGGGACTGAAGCTGGTACCGGATTAAAAAGAGTTCTCGTGAGCCTGCAAAATCCATCCAGGCAAGCCGCAAAAGCGATGGCAGAGTTAGGGGTCAAGGTCTTTAAGATGAAAGATGGAAAACCCGTCTTGCGGGATATCCTCGATATTGTGGATGAGTTTGAGAAATCCGGCGCTGGCGTTGAAGAGCTGTCTACGATTCTGGGACAGTTTGGCGGGCCGATCATGATCGGATTACTTTCAAAGGGAAAAGTCAATTTAAGAAAATTCCGAGAGGAGCTAAAAGAGACGGGATCAGCAGTGCGAATTTCCGAAGCCCAGATGAAGGGGTTACCCGGAGCGATGAAGCTCCTTGCATCGGCATTTGAGGCCTTTCAATTGGCTCTTATCGGGACTGCGGTTACCCTTGATAAGATTATCAGGGGCATTGCCGGACTTTTTCAATGGCTATCGGAAGTCAATCCGACCATTTTAAAAATAGGAGTAGGCATCGCTATTTTGGTGGCAGCCATCGGACCTTTGGTTATAGGGCTTGGATTTGTGGCATCTGGGATCGGGGCGATAATGGCTCTTGGCGCTCCGGTGGTTGCGACCATTGCCGCTATATCCGCCGCTATGGTTGGACTGGGATCATTGGCCGCATCGGTATGGGCAAACTGGGAACCATTTAGACAATTGGCTCTTGATATCGGGGAGGCATGGATGACGGCTTTTGGCATGATGATTGATATGGCCAAAGGACCATTGAGGGTTTTGGGAAAGGTCTTTTCATTTCTTGATCGATCCAAAGCAGAAAAGGATCTGGCCACGGTAGCAGATCCCCTTGCGGATCGGGCAAAGGATTTTATCCTTGATAAAGAAAGGGCGCTTGGTTTGGGAGATTCCGTCAGGGGAGCCGCAGGAGCCGACGGACTTTCCAAATCCGAAACAAATGTAAAAATCGAATTATCTTCGGCCGAGGGGACATCCGCAAAAGTCACGGATGTGAAGCAAGCTGGGGATAAACCAAATATGCCGACAATTGCATATCAAGGAGCGATCTAATAATGGCACTGGGTGATTTTACAGATATAGACATTCCTGAAAATGCGGCATCCCCGCCTCCGCCTGTCCCTCCCCCGAACTGGAAGGATCGATTGACTTGGGCGGACGCATCCAATAAATTGAGAAAGAAGGCATCGTTTAGGGGAGCGACTTTCTTTGTCAGGGGAACTGGATATAGCGTCGGGCGACGAAATGTTGTTCATCAATATCCTGATAGAGATGAGCCATTCGTCGAGGACATGGGACTTGATGCCGAGGATTTTAGGATCGAGGGATATGTGATCCAAAATCTTGATAACAATTATGATTATTTTACCGAGCGGGACGCCCTGATTAAAGCATTAAAAGAATTTGGTCCTGGGACTTTGATTCATCCTTTTTATGGGACATTGATCGTCAGCCTTATCGGAAAAGCCAGCATTGATGAATCATTTCATGGCGGCGGGATGGCTCGATTTCGCATGTCCTTTGTCCGAGCGGAGAAGACAAAGGCCCCTTATCCAAAGCCAATTCTTGATCATGTAAAAGCGGTTGATGATGCGGTTGAGGATTCTCTGGATTCTGGAGTCGATGGATTTGGTGCAATATATGATGGAGAGGATGTTGCGGGATTTTCGGCTGAATCCGCATTGGCTGCGGTTGGCGAGCTTAATACTATGATGAGATCCGCCATCTCTGCTATTCAGGGAGCAGGCCCCGCCCAGATATCCAAAGCGCTGACTGCATTATCCGAGCAATATTCCGCTATAAATTTGACGACTATTGCAGATACCTGTGGATTGGCAAATGATCTCATCGGTATGTCGAATGGTCTTTTAAGTCTTTTTGGTCAATATGGAGAGATAGTCGTTAGCCAATTATTTGGTGCTTGTAGTAGCGCTGTGCGAGGGATCTCATCCGGCCCGATGTCTGGGGCTCAAGTTGATTGGCCGTCTACGGATGGATTTGAGGGGAGCACGATGTCTGATCCTGCGGTCGTTGCGGAGGATTATGGAAAGACGGTGACGAGATCCTCGTTGGCTATGGCTCGATATGGGGAAGATTTGGGAAATGATGATCCGAGCCCTTATGGCGGGGAATTGGAATCCATCACTATAAGTACCTCATCCAGAGCGAGGGAGGCGGCAAATCAGGTTGCAATGGTCAATATGGCTCGATTGACTGCGATAACGACCGCTTGCAAATCCGCTATTCGGATCGAATTTACAAGCCATGATTCCGTGATTGAAATAATGGAAGAATTGATCGAAGCCATTGACGCCCAATTACTTAAATTAGGAAATGATGCGGCAAATGAAGATTTTGCGACTTATAATATCACGGTGGCTGATCCAAATAATTACCAAGCGCTCCAATCCCTGCGGCCGGTAATTGTTGAATCCATGTTGGGGATCGGGGCGCCTCTTGCGGATATCGTAGAGTATAAGGTTCCGCCTGCGACGATGCCGGCATTGATCTTGGCTTATGATCGATATGAGGATCTCGATCGGGAAAAAGAAATCATAACAAGAAACAGACCGCTGATCAAGCATCCTGGATTTATGCCGGGCGGACAGACGGTTGAGATATTAAGCGAATGAGCAAGATAGTTTTAAAAGTTAATGGTCTTGAATTTGGTGGCTGGACAAATATCTCGATTGAGAAGTCCTTGTCCAGTATGGCCGGATCTTTTGGATTGGCAGCGACAGATATTTTTCCGGGCAATGCGCAAAAATGGGGCTTGGCGATAGGGGATGAATGTTCTGTCGAGATTGCAGACCAAAAGATCATCACCGGATATATCGAGGATATCCCGATCAGCTATGATGCGAGCGGTCACAATATCCAGATTGGCGGACGGGATAAAACCGGTGATTTGGTTGATTGCCCTTTTGTCGAGACCCCAAATGAATGGAAGGAAAAAGCGGTCGAAGAAATAATCAAGGCGCTTTGTGATCCCTTTGATATTTCGGTCAACACTGATGATTCTGTTACTGATCAAGCGACTTTCAAAATGCCGGAGTTTAAAGCCAATGAAGGGGATGCGGTTTTCGATCTGATCTTAAAATTATGTCAGATGAAAGCTATTCTCCCTGTTAGCTATGGTGATGGAGCATTGACATTGACGAGGGCTGGGGGTCGCTTTACCAATGATCCCCTTGAAAAAGGAGTCAATATATTATCAGGGAGTATTGATCAATCCAATAAGGAGCGTTTTCAGACTTATATTGTAAAGGGTCAAGGTTCGATGACGGATCAAAAGGAAGTGGCGGATGCGGCGCATCCAGTGGGCGAGCAGACAGATGATGTGATTTTAAGATATCGACCGATCGTCATTTTTACAGAGACCCCTTGCGATGCGGCAAGATGCCTTGATCGGGCAAGATGGGAAGCGACCAAGCGAGCAGGCGCATCCAGAAAATTGCAATATAAAGTGCAGGGCTGGACTCAATCGAATGGGATCATATGGCCTTTAAATTCTCTTGTCAAAGTCAAGGACGATTTTTTACAGATTGATGGAACCCTGCTGATATCATCAATCAATTATACAAAGGACAATGAGTCTGGGACAACGACCACGATGACGCTGGTCGATCCTGATACCTATGCGCTTTTAGAGGAACCGATTAAAAAGATCAAGTCCGGGGTTGATTGGAAAACCAAATTAACGGTGCAATAATGGATTTCAAAAGCTTTAAAAGATTGATCGCTCCAATACAAAAAAAGATATTTTTGCTGCTTGGTCGGGCAATCCTCACATATGTTAATAATGCCGAGAAGACCCAAAAGATCCAGATCATCGCTTTGCAGGGAGAGACCATATCAGATATGGAGCGCTTTCAAGAATATGGATTTGAGACATACCCATTGGAGGACGCCGAGGTTGCGGCTGTATTTATAAATGGCAATCGAGATCAGGGAATCGCGATCTGTGTTCATGATCGGGAATATCGGCCGACTGATTTAGTTGCTGGCGAGGTCGCAATCTATACGGATGAGGATTTATCCCCAGGTGATTTTCGCATCCATTTAAAGAGAGGCCGGATCTTTGATATCAAAGGGGATCAGATTATAGAGGTGCTGGATACAAGCAAGACCGTCACCACTCCATCTGAAACCCATGTTAATGTGACTGGGCATATTATTAACTCCCCGCAAGTAGCGTTGGGAGGTCCAAATTTTGCGGCATTGAGAGCAATGGTCGATGAACGATTCATCGCCTTATTTAATGCGCATGTTCATGCAAATGGTGGTGGGATTGGTAATTCCGGAGCGCCAACCGTCGCAATGACCCCTGCCGGCCATGCAACATCCAAAGTAAAGGGAGAATGATGTCTAATGATATTCGAATAGCATGGGATACGACATTGATGGAAGGCGATTTTAACTTTCTCGTAGATTCGCAGGATCTGGAATCGGATGAAGGACTTGAGACGGCTGTGATCATTAGTTTGTTTTCAGATCGAAGAGCAAGGGCGGATGATATTTTGCCAGATCCGAATAGTCAAAATCGACGGGGTTGGTGGGGTGATCTGAT